ATAAATTAATGGCAATCTTTAATAAGTTTGATAAAGACAAAGGCGCTTTAGAAAAATTAGTTAAAGCAAAAATACCTTTTGTATCAGACTTAGCAGTAAGTAGATTGATTTCAAAACATAATTACACAGCAGATAAGATTAGACCACTTAAAGCAGGTTATATGTCTGAGGGTACAATGATTGGTGGCATCATCAAGCATCCAGGTCAACCATCAGCTGAGTATAACAAAGCAAGATTACAATATAGAACATTTATGTCAAAGGCACAACCAGCTAAAGGTGCTGAGGATAAAGTATTAAAGTTTGTATTTGATGACGAATTATTAGATGATTTATATGACACAGCTAAAAAGAATCCAACTAAAGATGTCAGAGCAATGGTAAAAACTAGATTGGCAAAATTAGGTGTGAAAGAAGAATTAGAAGAAGCTACAGATGCAGATAAAGATGGTGAAACTGATGGTGTAGAGATTGCAAAAATCAGAGCTGCTAGAGATAAAGAAGATAACAAAGAAGTTGATAGTAAAGAAAAAGAAATTGAAAAGAAAGATAATGAAATTGCAATGTTAAAAACTAAACTAGAAAACGAAAAAAATAAAGCAGTTAAACCAGAACCAAATCCAGAAACAGGTGAAATACCTTTAAAGGTTGGTGTTGCATATAAGATTCTAAGAGATAAAATGAAAAAAGAAAAAGAAGAAGTGAAAGAAGAATCTATTGATGAGTTTACTAAAAAAGATTACAGAAAAAACGAAGACGAAAATGAACATTCATTAAACGCATTAGAGTTAGTGAAGAAGTTTGGTACACCGTCTGAGATTAAAGATATGCAAGGTATCTATGATAGACATATGAAAAGAGGTCATATCACAGAACCAGATTATTCAAAAAGAAACGCATATGATAAGAAATACTATTCTAAATTAAGAGAAAGTGTTGAAGAAGGCCGTATGTCTGACATTGATGCAATGAGAAAAAAAGGTGCATCAGCGGCTAAGATTGCAAAAGAACTTGGTTTAGATGTAAAAATCGTAAAAGATATTTTAGGTGAAAATACAAATCATCCAGCAAAAGAGTTGTATGAAAGTATTGAAGCTGTGAAGAATAAGGCAGAAAAAAGTGGTATGCCTTATTCTATATTGAAACAAGTATATGATAGAGGTATGGCTGCATGGAGAGGTGGACACCGACCAGGCGCTACACAGGTACAATGGGCTTTAGCTCGTGTAAATTCATTCGTAACAAAATCCTCAGGAACATGGGGAGGCGCTGACAAAGACTTAGCTGCCAAAGTAAAAGGAGAATAAAATGACTTACTTTAATACAAAAGCAGGTAGCGTTGAAGAAGCAGTAAAAGGTTTATCAAAAGACCTAAACGACAGCGCTTACCAAGATATGTTCAAAAAAGAACTAGAAAAAACTGGTAAAGGCATTGCATCAATGTCACCAAAAGAGAAAAAAGATTTCTTTAATATGATTGACAAAAAGTATAAGGCGAAAAATGAGGAGTTATCAGCTGCTCAAAAGAAACTTCCGCCAGCATTACAAAAAGCAATTAAAGATAAAGAAGACAAGAAAGAAAATGTGGAAGAAAAAGTAGATAATCCATATGCTGTAGGTATGGCTGCGGCTATGAAACAAACAGGTGATAACCCACCTTTGAAAAAATCTACAATTACTAAAGCACATGATATTGCTAAGTCAATTGAAAAAGATGATAAAAAAGAAGAAGTGAGTGAAGGTGGTCCAGGTTCAGGACCTCAAAAAGGTGGTGCTAAAAAAAGTAATTTTACTAGCGCTCAAATTAAACAAGCATATGGAATTTTAAACGACCCTCGTTATAAAGCAGGCAATTATTCTGGTGCAGTTAAAACAATTAACAAAGTTTCACCAGGTTTAGCTGACCATCCAGATGTGAAGAACGCATTGAAAAGAGCCAACGAAGATGTTGAAGTTGAAAAATTAAAAGAAGATGTATCAAAGTTAATTGAAACACATACTTTTAGAGCTAAACCTATGAATAAAAAACAAAAAGATGCAGATGGTGAAAAAGAAATCATCAATCCTGTAAAAGATGAAACAGGTGGTGTCAAAGAAGAAAAAGCAAAAATGTCTGAACAGACAGCTAAAAACTTTGACCTCTACAGGTCTATTCATAGTGTATGGTCAAACGCAGCTGAAAAAATAGATGAGATTAAAAAAGAATCAAAATATCTAAAGGCTGAAGAAGAAGTTGAAGAATCAAAAGACCAATCAACTCTTGCAAAACCAGGCGATACTGATTCGGCTAAAGAAGAAAAAGGCAAAACCATGATTAAATCACAGAAAACTAAAGTGGACATGGAACCTGAGGTCGAATACAACAAATAAATCGTTGATTTCCAACGAAAAAAATGCGACATTTTGTCTAAAAAAGCTGTTGCCAAAGGGCTAGGTATATGTTAGTATATAGTATAAATGATAAAGGACAAACACTATGAATAACTTACCACGAATATACCTAGACATGGACGGTGTTCTATTTGATTTCGTAAAGAACATTGAACAAACTACTGGTATGTCTATTAATCAATGGACAAACCTAGGTAGAAAAGAGCGTTGGGATCCAATTATCGCAAAGAAAGATTTTTGGTCAAAAGGTCCTTGGTTAAGTGAGGGTAAAAAATTATACAACTTTGTTAAGAAGTATAAACCTCATATATTAAGTGCTTATGTAGAACACGCACATGACCCAAATTGCATTCCAGGCAAAACAAAATGGGCTATGACAAACACTAACATTGATAGAAGTAAAATCAATCTAGTGATGAGAAGTCAAAAGAAAGACTATGCTAAAGTAGCTGGTCAACCTGCCATTCTAATAGATGATTACGAGAAAAACACCAAAGAGTTTACTAAAAGAGGTGGTATCGGAATCACATTCAAAAACGCTAATCAAACAATCGCCGAACTTAAAAAACTAGGCTTCTAATACTTTCCCTTATAAATATAGGTACTATAGTAAAACTGTGAGTACCTATTTTTTTAACAAAGGGAGAGAATAATATGTCAAGTTGGGGAAGATTAGACCAGGCTGATAACGCACCGTTATGGGCTGGCAATCAATTAGGATTAGCACCTTCAGATGCAAACAGAACAGATTTGTTCGAAGATGCTACAGCAGATAATTTCATTACAGGCATGACAATTGGTTTATACAATTATAATGCTTCTGATTTATCTAGTGACGCAGCTTCACACCAAGGTTGGAACTTGAAGTTTATCAAAGGCTCAAGAACTTATTACGAGTGTTTAGTTGTTTTAGCTAATCCTGCTTAATTAATTAAGTAAAACAAAGAGGTGGCCGTTTGGCCACCTCTTATAAATATATTAACAAAGTGGTCCGTGTAGATGCACGGAGTAGCATTCCCTCAAATGAGGGTTAAAAGGAGAAAAAAATGGCAGATAAAAAAATAACGGCGCTGACCGATTTAGGTGATAACCTTGCATCAGCAGATTTGTTTCACATTGTAGATGACCCAAGTGGAACTCCAGTAAATAAAAAAGTAGCAGCTGAAGATGTTTTTAACAACATTCCAAGTTGGCTAGGTCTTAAACAAACTTCTCAATCAATCACAGCAGACGGTTCAACAACTACAGCAGTTAATGTAACCACAGCTGTAACTGAAATTAATGCAACATCAGCTACACATTCTTGTGGAATGGCTAATGGTTCAGATGGACAAGTTAAGATTATTTTAAATACTTCAACATCTGGTACAAACGCAATTACTATCACACCTACTAGCTTAGCAGGTGGTTCTACTATTACATTAAATGCAGCTGGCGAAAGTGCAATTTGTATTTTCAAAAACTCAAATTGGTATGTAATTGGTGGAAATGGTTATGTGGTTGCTTAATATATAATAACGAGGAGAATATTTTATGTCTATAGAAACAAATGATTTGACAGCTGAAAGAGAAGTCTTAGTAAAAGACTTTGAAGCCTTATCACAAAGAATTAAACAAGTTGACGCTGAATTGATACAAATGAAAAGTAATCTAAATGCTGTTCATGGTGCAATTCAGCAGGTCGACAAGTTAATTAAACTTTCTGAAACTAACGGTAAAGATAAAATGCCGAAGGAAAAAGAAGAGGCGCTTAAAATAGCGACAAGCTAATGAAAAAATTTAAGACTTACATGAGTGAATTAAATTTAAATGATTTTGAAGAAGATGTGTTAAAAGAAACA